ATCGTAATTATGAAGTAAGAATGACTTCGATGGGAGCTGCAAAGAAGGTTGTACATATACCTGACAAGACAGTTTACGTTGAAACTCCCTTTGGACTAGGAGCTCGTGATGGAGTACCGTACAAAGAGGTAACTTCAGCACCTGCAATTCTGAGAGTTTGTACTTATAAAGGAAAGGAATTGCAGCCCCTCAAGATGGGAATGGCTAAGATGGTGTCGCCGCCGATTAGATCGTTTCCAAATTGGATCCTGGAGTTGGGAGAAAAATTTCCAGAGGTTCTTTACTTTGGGTTTTTTCCGGTTAAGAAAAGACAATTTAGGATGTTTACAATCGAAGAGGCTATCTTTGGAGTACAAGGATTTTTCGATGGCTTGGATTCGTCCACATCAGTGGGTTACGATATGCAGGTTTTGGGTTATAAGTCCAGAACCGAATTATGGAACAAAGACACTAAATGGATCAACCCAGTCTTGATGGAAGCAGTCGAGAAATTGATTAAAGCTGCCAAAGCAGGGGATATACCTAAGAATGTAGTCTCTGCTTGTTTGAAAGATGAGTTGAGAGATTTGGATCGAGTAAGAGCTGGGAAAACAAGAGTTTTTTGTGTTGGATCGTTAGCACATCTTATTTTTACAGTTATGATCATGGGCGACATTGTTACTTATATGAAAGCAAATAGGAGTACTTCTGATGTTGCGATTGGTATCAATCCTCATGGGGTAGAATGGACCATGTTGTATAAAAAGTTGACTAGTATCCCTGGATGTAAATTCGGTGGAGGCGATTTTTCTGGCTTTGATTCTTCTATAGTTTCAGAAATAGCCTATCTGCTTGGAAAAGCCTTTTTGTGGTATTCAGGAGCTAGAGGAGTTCATGCGCAGTTGATTATGGCTGCATGTATGAGCTCCGTGGCTGCTATCATGGTCGTAGGAGATACGGTTTATGATATGGACTGGATGAATAGCTCAGGAGGATGGTTGACAGGAGTTCTCAATTCCTTCGCCAACGTGGTTATTTTCAATTCATTCTGGTACAAGTTGCAAGGTGAACATCCAGATTTATTTGAAGATAAAACTGTAGCGCAGCACATGAGAAGAGTGTTCTATGGTGACGATAATCTTTGGGCTATTCATGACTCTCTTTCTGGAGTGTTTACTATGCAAGCTTTGTCGAAGTACATCTATGAGACTTTTGGCATGACTTACACAACACCAGATAAAAGTGATGTGACCACCCCATTTCTGGAATTAGACGACTTGGAATTTTTATGTCGCAAATTCAGAAAAGAAGGATCAGTGGTGTTTGCTCCACTTTCTAGAGATAGTATTTGTGGAATGCTCCATTGGGTTCGCAAACCTTCTGCTAAGACTGGGTTGACCCTTAGAACCCAATTGGAGCAAAACATTGAGGTAGCATCCATGGAGTATTTCCATTATGGTAAAGCAGTGTATGATGTTGAAACTGAGTTGTTGAAGGATTTTTGTGATAAGACCTATCATTCCTTCACGGGATTGCCTTTCTTGAGTTACAAAGAGAGGTATGTCCAGACATTCTCGGCGTAAGCGTTATTATGGTCTGCCGTAGAGTCCAAAATGCTACGGAGTTTTCCCAAACTACAAAATGGGCTTCCGAGTAGAGTCTCAAACAAAACTCAAAGCGGATTACAACGTTTATTGTTACATTGCTTGGAATGCATGGACTTGACCGAATCGTGACTAAGTCAAGGACCGCGCCTATGCAATTCACGTATTGACCGCACGCCAACTGATCTAATAAAGCGTGTCTAATGGTCTATTGAGATCGCAGAACATATTGAATTATCAACATTACCAACTACTACAGAAGTAGAATCAGGAATTTTGTCCTTTCAACTGAATGAGGATAAGCTAAAAGAAGCTGATCATTACATCCCTTTTAGAGACATAAATCCTTTTCCCGACCAAACACCTCGAAACATCTTGGAGAGAGAGTATTACGTAGGGGAATTTTCAGATGTAATTAATTATAGAGAGATCCATCCTATATTTTTTGCACAACCTACGTGTCCTCACGCGTTTCGAGCTGCTCTGAAAACGTTTGGCATGTTTCGATTTAAGAGACTGGTATGGAGGGTCATTTATCAAGGAAACCCATTTCAGTATGGAGCCTTGTTTTTGACAGCTTGCCCAAAGACTAAACATCGAAATACCACAGGAACGTTGGACCCCGGGTGGTATAGTCACAATGACGTAATCATGTTAGACTTATCCACCCAACAAGAAGCAGAGATTGCAATCGACTGGCCATTTTGTGTCAATTGGTTGTATACAGCGGGACTTGATTATGTTACCCAGGCAGATTTTATTACGTCTGTATTAGCATTGAGAATGGTCTCAACGGGATTGGAAACCCTAGA